TCAGTCCACAAAAACTAATTAGATTATATCATCATTTTGGAGCTAAATTTGAGGTTTACACAAAATGAGGGATTGACCCTAAAAAGAAAAAGACGAGGGTTATTCCCCGTCTTTTTCTTTTGCTATATCGGCGCGGATAAGCGCTTTTATATAGCCTGCTCTGTTCGGTACGCTCATAAGTTTGTCTATAATATCGGATTCCGTATTGATTACGCAATCTATTTTAAACTGTTTAATATTTTTCTTTGCGTACCTTTCCTGTGGTGTCATTTTTCGCTCCATTGCTTACTCCTTTACCTGTTGCGTGTAAACATACCGTACAACAGCTTTGCACATCCGATACACACAAAAAACAATCCTAAAAATTTTAATGCGCTCATATTGACAACAGCGGACTTTTGTTGTATAATTAGCTTAGGTGAGGGGAACTTTCGTTCCCCTCTTGATACCTTAACCGATGATTTTGTCTATCAGTAAAAGTATCAGACCTATTACCAAATCTATCAAGGCTTCTACCAAAATATCCTTGATAGATTTTTTATTGTCCGCCATTTTTTTAAGCCTCCTTTCCTTAACTTATGTATATATTATAACATAATCGTACGTATATGTCAAGTGTTTTTTTCAAAAAAATAAAAAAATATTATGAAATAATTATTAATAATATTTCAATATTATGAGCATTGTGTAAATGTTTTGTTGAAAACTTCCCTTTACTTCTCAAAACTTCTCTTTACTTCCTTTTACTTCTCTTTTGTTCCCAAAACTTCTCTTTACTTCCTTTTACTTCCGAAAAATATGTGGTATAGTATATAATGCGAGGATTGAATAGGTGCGTGCCTGTTCGGTCTTTATCCATATTTATTGTACCTCCCGTATCAAGTGTGGCGTGCGTCTTTTCGGCGTACGCCTGTTTGATTCGGCGAAAAGTTATTCAGACAGGCGGTGGTGATATTATGAATATAAAAGAAATGGATTTAAGCGAATTAATTCCATATAAACAAAATCAAAAACAACACACAGAAAAACAAATCAAAAACGTAGCAGAGAGCATAAAACAATATGGTTTTGTACAACCGATTGTAATTGACAGAAATAAGACTGTTATTATTGGACATTGCCGATTGCTTGCAGCACATAAATTGAACATGCTCACCGTTCCTTGTGTTCTTGCTGATGATTTGACAGACGAGCAAGTGAGAGCGTTAAGGATTGTAGACAACAAGACTAATGAAAGTATGTGGGATATAGATGTTCTCGAAGATGAATTAAATCAAATTAATTTAAGCGACTTTGATTTTTCGTTTGATATTGATGCAAATGTGGACGATACCTATAAAACTATGCAAAAAGAATTTGTCGACAAAATGAAAAACGGTGATGGTTTTGTAGAGGATGAAGAGTATACGGAATTTGTAGAAAAGTTCAAGCCAAAGAAAACAACCGATGATTGTTATACGCCCGATAATATTTATAATGTTGTTGCTAACTATGTTTCGGATGAGTACGGTAAAGACAAAAACACCTTTGTAAGACCGTTTTATCCGGGTGGTGATTATGAAAACTACCCATATAAAGAAAATGATGTTGTTGTTGACAATCCACCGTTCTCTATTATCAGTAAAATATGTTCTTTCTACAAAAAGCGTAAAATACCGTTTTTTTTATTTGCACCCACTCTTACGGTTATGGGCATAAGAGATGCACAAAAGATTATATGCGGCATTGCCCTTGAATATGCAAACGGCGCACAAGTGAACACGTCATTTGTGACAAATATAGATTCGGTTGAATTTAAAAGTTGTCCGTTACTTTATAAACAGCTCAAAGCCGAAGATGATATAAACAGAAAAAATAAGCACACACAGCTACCGAAATATGAATATCCGATTGAAGTTGTAACAGGAACTATGATTGCAAAATATTCAAAATTGGGAATTAATTTTTCTGTTAAATCCGAAAGCTGTTATTTTATACAAGGATTAGAAAGCCAAAAGAAAAACGGTGCCAGCATTTTCGGCAGCGGTTATTTAATTTCGGAACGTGCAGCGACAGAACGTGCAGCGACAGAACGTGCGGCGGCAGAAACAGCAGCAGAGCGTGCAGCGACAGAAAAGTGGCAACTATCTGAAGCAGAAAAAGAAATAATAAAAAACCTTTTATAGAGTAGGTGGATTATATGTCAAAAACAGATAAAATCGAACCGGAAATAAAACGAGCTTTGCTTGAATTATCTGTCGGTTATGACTATGAAGAAAAAGAAATACTTGGTGAAAAAAATTCAGATAACCCTAAAATAAAAATTATAAAAAAACATATTCCGCCGGATATGGCGGCGATAACAATGATAGAAAGAATGAAGCGGCAGGGGCGGTGGTGATATGCAATCGGTCGAACCGATAAGGGATAAGGCGATATATTACAAAATCAAAAGTGACTTGTATAAATGGAATGAAAAGTATTACATTATGTTTCTTATGGGAACGCTGTTGGCTCTCAGAGTAAACGAGATATTAAAACTCCGTATCGGTGACGTTGCCAACAAAAAGACACACACGTTCCGCCAAAGCAAGACGGGCAAAGAAATAACCATAGCGTTTTCGCCCGAATTGCAAAAGGCATTGAAGCATTATTGTACCGGCAAAGACCCGCAAGAAGCATTGATACCGGCAAGAGATAACGAGTACAAACCGTTGTCACGTTGCCGCGCGTGGGAAGTCTTGCGCGATGAAGGCGAACTGTACGGCTTGAATCTCGGCACGCACAGCATGAGAAAGACTTGTGCATACCATTATTACAACAAAACAAAAGACCTTGCGACCATAAAAGTATGGCTGAATCACTCGGCAGAGCGTGACACTCTGACATATATCGGAGTAACGCAAGAAAGAGTGAAACAAGCAATGGTTACATTCAAGATATAACAGTACATAAACATAATTTGCTAACGTCTGTATGATATTTGGCGAGGGTTGTATAAGCCTTGCCACGCGGTGTACGGACGGGAATTTTAAAACACAGACACAATATATATTATGTTTATGTCACGGGTAAGAGGGGGAGTGTGCGGATATGGGTCAAAAACCTATGCGAGAGTGCCGAAAGATAGGTTGCCATACACTGACAAGGGAAACGTATTGTACAAAGCACAGGAGCGAATATATTAAGCGAGAAGCACAGCGACAGCAACGATACGACAGGCATACACGCAACGCGTCGGCGGCAGAGTTTTACAAGTCGGCGGCATGGCAAAAAGCGCGGGCGTTATCCATTGCCGCGCACTATGGATTATGTCAAGATTGTTTGGAACAAGGGCGATTCAAACGTGCGGATATGGTGCATCACGTCAAGCCGCTAAGGGATTATCCCGAGCTTGCACTTGAACAATCGAACTTGCGTCCGCTGTGCAACAGATGTCACGGCAAGTATTGAAAATTTTTCACAGACCACCCCCCGGGGGTCGAAAAAATCGCGCACACGCCCCAGACCGCCGCCCCAGCTTTCCGTATTTGCACGCGAGTTTTAAGGTGGGGTTAAGCGGTGCCGGCGGGGTCGGGCATACGAAAGGAGAATATTTTATGGAAACAAATTATTTAACCTCGGTTAAACAATACGGTAAAATCGATTGGAAAGATGAGGACGAATTACTCGGTACGCTGATTGCGGCGGCAAAAGAAACTTTGTCGGCGGCAGGCGTACCCGACACAACGGACAGCGCACTGTATCGGCTTGCGGTATCGCGGCTTGCTATGCACTATTACGAGAACCGTGAGGAAATCGGAACATCTTCCTCTACCGTTCCTATGGGAATGAATTGGATGATTGAACATTTGCGACTCGGGAATTAAATTAATTCGGAAAATAATTTTGAAAGGAAACGATTTTATGGGAATGAGAGGTCCGAGAGATAAGCCGACGGCTGTTAAACTTTTAGAGGGAAATCCCGGCAACCGTCCGATTAACCAAAACGAACCGAAATATAATTTGACGGACAAAACCGAAAAACCGCCCCCGTGGCTCGGTGAATATGCAAAGAAAGAATACAAACGTATTTTTCCGCTGCTTAAAAAGAACGGACTTATTACGGACGCGGATTATATGTCGCTTTGTGCTTATTGTCAAAACGTTGATACGTGGGTAAAAGCCGAAAAGATGAAACGCGCCGAGGGTTTGACCTCGGTCACATCAAAGGGACTTGAAATACAGCACCCCTCTGTCGGGATTGCCAACACCGCAATGGCGAATATGCTCAAATTTGCGCGTGAGTTCGGCTTAACGCCCTCATCGCGCACGGGACTTAACGCCGAGAATTTCAACGACAGCGAAAATCCGCTTATGTCGCTTATGAAAAGGGCAAACGGCGGATAATTCGGAATTCCGGGACGTCGGGAACGCCGTCCCCTACAACCAAACGGAACGTATGCGGAAACCTGTAGGGGCGGACGTCCCCGACCGCCCACGAATGCGAACAGCAAGACGGAGTAAAAAGGGAGAGTTTTGACGTGGATAGAGCGACTAAATATGCGAAAATGGTGATTGCCGGTGAGATTGGCGCAGGGCGGCTTGTCCGTTTGGCGTGCAAACGCCACCTTGACGACTTGAAAAAATCGGCAAGAAAGAACTATCCTTATTATTACGATAAGGAATCCGCCGAAATTCGGCTTGAATTTTATCGGTTATGTCACCATTACAAGGGCGATTGCGCAGGAAAACCGATGAATCCCGAGTTGTGGCAATGCTTTATACAAGGTTCGGTGTTCGGTTGGAAACGCAAATCGGACAACAAACGGCGTTTTTCGGAAGTGTACGAACAAATCGGCAAGAAAAACGGAAAATCAACGGACGCGGCGACAACGGCTCTTTATTGTATGACGGTTGACGGCGAAAGCGGCGCGGAAATCTATTCGGCGGCAACATCGCGCGACCAAGCAAAGATTATCTTTGAAACAGCGCGGCAGATGATTATGCGCTCGCCCGAGCTTAAAGAATACGTCAATGTTTTAACCAACAACATTAATGTTCCGTCAACGGCATCGAAATTCGAGCCTGTTTCAAAAGAAGCGGGAACACTTGACGGAAAAGATGTGTATGTCGGCTTGATTGATGAACTGCACGCACACAAAAATCGTGAGGTTTATGACATCCTAAAGGGCGGAACGGTCGCAAGAACGCAACCGCTCATATGGGTGGTAACAACGGCAGGGTTCAATGCAAATGGGATTTGCCGCGAACGATATGAATATGCAAAGAAAGTCTTAGAGGGCGTGTTTGAGGACGACACGCTTTTTGCGTATATTGCGCAACCCGATGAGGGCGATGATATTCTCGACCCGAAAAATTTCATCAAGGCAAACCCAAATCTCGGCGTATCGGTCAAGATTAACGACCTTAAAATCAAGGCGAAGCAGGCGAGAGAAATCCCTGCCGCTTACAATCAATTCGCGTGTAAGCATATGAATATGTGGGTTTCAAGCTCTGTTGCGTGGATGAATATGGATAAGTGGAACAACAGCGGCCGCGGCATTGAGGTTGACTTGTTGCATAGGCGCTGTTATTGCGGCGTTGACTTGTCGGCAAAACTCGACTTGACATCTGTTATACTGGATTTTCCTTTGGAAAACGGATATTATGCGGTTCTGCACCACAGTTTTATCCCCGAGGCAACAATGATTGAGAAAGAACACAAAGACGACGTTCCTTATTCGGCGTGGGTGCGGCAAGGGTACTTGACGGCAATCCCCGGCGAAGTTATCGAGCAACAGTGGATAATGGACTATATTATGACGCAGGCAAAGAAATATAATATTGTCGAAATCGATTACGACCCGTGGAACGCATCGGAGTTCGGTCAGCGTATGGAAAGTGAGGGTTTTACCTGTGTTGAGGTGCGACAAGGTGTATATTCTCTTTCCGAACCGATGAAAGACGTTGAACGGCTCGCCGTACAGGGCAAAATCATTCACTTTGACGACCCCGTATTGCGGTGGGCGGTATCAAATATTGTTGCCACAGCCGATTCAAACGGAAATATAAAACCCGACAAATCCAAAACCACACAGCGAATCGACCCCGGGGCGGCGCTCATCACGGCGCACAGCCGCGCGATTTGTGATACATATGTGGATTTGGAGGAAACAATTATGTCGGACGATTATATTTTGTGATAAAAACGCTTGACAGATTTAATGAGTTGTGCTAAAATATAAGCAGAAAAAGAAAAGGTTACCGTTTACACGGTTAGCCGTAATGTAGAATAAAAAAATAACCACACTTTGGCGGGGCGGTTATTTTTTTATGGTTATAAGTATGAGTAACAGTAATATCATAAAACTAATTATGTATTCAGTATTCATAAAAACCACCTCCTTCACGCGTACTTGTTACGATGTCGGAGGCTAACCGCTCAACTTTACCTTTTCTTTAACTGCTTTGTCTATTATACACTGATTGGCGAAATTTGTCAAGAAAATTATCCGCGTTTTATCATTTTGCGATAAAGCGCTTTTTTATGCCTATTTTTAAGCGAAAGCGAGGTGAAAACCTATGAATTTATTCAGCAAAATCAAAGACTTGTACCGCAATTCCGCAAGTGACATCAGCATCGAGGACGATTCGCCCGAGAGTTGGTACTCTATGGCGGAGCTTGCCGAACGGCTTAAAAATTCGGCATCTTCCCCCTCTGCTCTGTATTCGGTCGGAACGGTGTTCGCGTGCGTGAATTATCGTGCGAGAATGTTGTCAAAACTGCCTTTTCAGGTATTTCACAAAGAAATCACCGAAAAAGACGGAACAGAGGTCGAACAGCGGTATCGGGCGGACATAAATCACCCTGTGCGGCTGCTTTTGGAACGCCGACCGAACAAATATCAAACCCCGACAATGTACAAACAGTTCATTATGACGAACGTACTTACTCGGGGTTTTTGTGTTATATACAAAAAATATGACACATATGGCAATATAACCGAGCTTATACCGTGGAAGTCGCAAGAGGTCGGGGTTGAAAAAATCCTTGACCGTGACGAATATGTGTATTCATACCGCGGCAACATCTATACCGAGGATGAAGTCATATATATTCCGTACATATCGGCGGACGGAAAGCGCGGTATTTCGCCGCTTTCCGTGGCGCGGCATCAGATTGACGCGGTCAACAATATGGATAAACACTTAGAGGGCTTATACGCGAACGGTTCGGTCAAACAGGGTGCGCTGAAAATGTCACAGCCGATAAAAGACGACGCAAAGCGTAAGCTTAAACGTCAATGGCGCGAGCTTTACGGCGGAGCGGCGAACAGCGGCGAGCCTGCCATATTGGATAACGGTATGGATTGGATTGACATATCTCTGCCTATGACGGATTTACAATTCATTGAATCCAAAAATCTCACAGCAAAAGAGATTGCGGCAATATTCGATGTACCGCCGTCGGCTATCGGTCTTGCACAGGAAAAATATTCAAATCTGCAAGAGATAAACGACAGGTTTATGCAGGACGTGGTCGCGCCAGACTGTATAAACATCGAAGAAGCTCATAATTTTTCGTGCTTTATGACAAGTGAAGCGAATTATTACACCAAATTCAATCTGTCCGCAGGAATGCGCGGCAGTGCGGACAAACGTATTGCGTATTATGAAAAGATGTTGCAAATGGGTGTTATCACCATTAACGAAGTCCGCGCTATGGAAGAGATGAACGGTATCGGCGAGCTTGGCGACAAGCATTATGCAAGCCTTAATTATACCACTCTCGATACCCTCGAAAAACACGAAAGAATTAAAGAGGGTGAATAACCGCAAAATTTGATGAACATCTCACGGGACGTCGAGGTCGCGGATTGCCGGTGGCAATCGTTTTGCGATTTGACCGAGCCGGCAGACGAGAGCCGTCCCCTACAGAATTGTGATATACGTAATGTTTGGTTGTAGGGGTGGGCGTCCCCGACCGCCCGAACACACCAACAAACGGATTCGGACAAAAGAAAGGAAATGATTTATTTTGACTTATGATTTTTGTAAATTCAAAAACGGAACAGACGGCTCTAATTCAGAGCTGTTTTTTTATGGCGACATTGTATCGGACAGCTGGTCGGCGTGGTCTGATGAAGACCAATACCCGATGAATGTCAGCCAGCTATTAAAGGAAATCGGCAGCAATGATATTGACATACACATCAACTCGGGCGGCGGTGATGTGTTCGCCGGGGTTGCCATATATAATATGTTGCGTTCAACAGGCGGCAAAAAGACGGTGTATATTGACGGCCTTGCCGCGTCTATTGCGTCTGTTATCGCAATGGCAGGCGATGAAATTATTATCCCGTCAAACGCCTTTATGATGATACATAAGGCGTGGACGTTTGCAATGGGAAACGCAAACGATATGCGCACCCTTGCCGACACTCTCGATAAACTCGACAACGGCATAGTTACCACGTATATGACCCGTGCCGCGGACGATGTGACCGAGGATAAGATAACCGAACTTATGGCGGCGGAAACGTGGCTGACGGGTTCGGAGGCGGCAGAGCTTTTTACCAATGTTAAAACAGTTGACACCGTTACGGCGGCAGCATCATGCAACAGTAAGTTTATGGACAGGTACAATGTTCCGAAAGGGTACACGGATATATTATCACAACGTAAACCCGATTCGGCGAATGTTCCGCCCGAGCTTGCGAAATACGCCGAGTATTCAGCGGCGGCAAGAAAAATTATTGAATAACGCAAAAAATTAAAATTTTATATAAAACAAAAAGGAGTTTTTAAAAATGAGTATCAGAATGAGCAACGAAATGCGAGAGCTTAGAAATCAATTAAAGGCGGCTCTTGACAACATTGACAAAGCCGTATCAAACGGCGATGTAGAAGCGGCGGAAAACGCCAAAGCAGAGGCGGACAAGGTTAGAAACTTGCTCACCATTGCCGAGAACGCGTTTAAAGCGCGCAAAGGTTTGGAAACGGACGATAATGACGGCGACAACGGCGGCGGTGAGGACGTTAAATATAACGCACTGCTGTTTTATAAAGCCGTTTCGGGTCAGACGCTGACCGATGCAGAAGCAAAAGCCGTAAAGGCATCTGTCAACGAGTACAAAAACAAGTACAGCGAGGGCAGCAAGGCTGACGGCGGCTATACCGTACCCGATGACTTGTCAACGACAATCTATGAAAGCATTAAATCAAAGGAATCCGTCCGTAATCTTGTATCGACAGAGAATGTAAATTCGGCAACGGGTACAAGAATTTGGCGCAGCGGTGAAGCGAACAAGCTCTATAACACCGAGGAATACAGCGAGATTCAAGAGATGAACAATGCAAAATATGAACCGATGACCTATAAACAGCACAAATTTGCAGGTCTTATGTCTGTATCGAGTGAGCTTTTAGAGGACAGTTTTAACAACTTTGAGGCAGAAATCAGAAATTGGCTCGCCGATGCGGCAAGAGTAACCGAAAATCACGAAATTTTGTACGGCGCAGGCGGCGAAAAGCATTGTCAAGGTCTTATCTCAACCTCGGGCGCGTATGATGAGGTATCCGCGCCGACAACGCTCACCGTTGACTTTTTCCGCGCGGTGTATTTGTCACTTCCGAGCGGCTATCGCGCAAAGGCAAAATGGGTTATGAACTCACTTGCTTTTGCAAAAATCGCAGAGATAAAAGACGGTGACGGCAGAAGCGTTCTGCAGCCCGACCCGAGAATTCCGGACAGTTACACTCTGCTCGGTTTTCCCGTTCAGGTTCTCGACATCGTTCTGACCGATGAGGATAACAAAACCGTTGTTATGTTCGGTGATTTTAATGCGGCATACCGTATGTTCACACGCCGCGATTTCGGTATTGCTTTCACTGACATCGGTGCAGGCGCGTTTGAAACCGACAGTTTAAAGGCGAAGGGCGTAGAACGCTTTGACGGACGTATATTTGACCGCAAGGCTTTGATTATGATAAGAGGTTTTTCGGTATCACCACTTACAATTTCGGCGACATCGGGTACACTGTCCGAGGATATAACCGAAGCAACCTTAAAGAATCTCACAAAGGCACAGCTTTTGGAGCTTTGCGGTGAGCTTGAAGTAACGGGCGTTACCGCCGAGAGTACAAAGACGGCGATTGTGACGGCTATACTTGCAAAGGTCAACCCGACAACTGCCGGCGGCGGCCAAAACGGTGATTAATTATGAGATTCGGTGATATGCGCGACAGGATAGTAATTTTGTCGCCCGGATATTCATACATAAACGATTTGGACGAAACGGTACCGGCTTGGGCGCCGTTTCGTCCGTATGCCGAGAATAATCCGCAAGAGCTTCCTCTACTCACCGTGACCGAGGGAGCGGCACAGCCGCAATATCTCGGCACGGCGGACGAAAACGCCGTACAGCAATATGCAATATGGGCACAGGTTACTCCGCTCAACGGCCGAGAATATGAAGAAAGTCAAAAATTGCGTGCGGAAACGACGTACAGCATTAAAATAAGATATGCGGCGAATATACGCAGTGATTTTAAAGTGTTGTATAAAAATCGGCTGTTTGAGATTATTTCGGTTTTGAATCTCGGCTCACGAAATCGTGAGATAAAACTTGTATGTTCGGAGGTCGATAACTATGGCAAGGAAGAGCAGTGACGTACTCGGCATAGATGAGCTTATAAAAACGTTTGATAAAATGGAATCAAGGTTCGAAAGTAAAGCTACCGCTATGCTTGCAACAAGTACCCGACAGGCGAAAAAACGCGCAAAACAGCAAACGGTAAAAGTTACGGGAAATTTGCGCAAGGCGTGGAAGGAGAAAAAGCCGAAAGAATACCAAAACGGCAAATATGTTGTCGGTATGGTATATAATAATGCACCGCACGGACATTTATATGAGGATGGACACCGTCTTATAGTGCGCGGCCGCGAAATCGGGCGCGTTGAGGGCAAAAAGGTTCTTAAAAAGACTATGGACGAAGTAAACGACCGTGTTCTCAAAGATGCGGAAAAAATTCTCGATGAGATTACAAAGGATGTGCAATGATGATAGATTGTGACGATATTCAAAGAGCGGTCGGCGGACTTTTACGCAAAAACGGCTTTTCGGTGGTTGCCCTCGAAGTACAGGACGGCGCGAAAAAGCCGTTTTGTTGTGTTGAGGTCTTTCCGTCCGAGAGTGAACGCACGGCGCACTTTATCGTTGAGGACACGTTTTCGGTAAATATAGCGTACTATCCGAAAACAGAAACCAACGAGGAGCTGCTCCGCGCCGCAAAGATTATCAAACACGCCGTTTTGTACACTCCGCTCGATATTGACGGGCGGTGCGTGGAAACATTCAATGTAAAATTCGACCGTGCCGGTACGGTTTTGACCGCGGCGGCAGATTATACGATTGAGCAGCTCTATGAGATGCCCGATGAATCGGACGGCGAGATTGCAGATTTGGAATTGAAAATTTAAAAACAATTATATCCGACCCCGTTGTGCGATTTGACCGGGCGGTCGGGGACGCCCGCCCCTACAGAATACGGAATGAATGACACTGATCTGTAGGGGACGGCGTCCCCTACGTCCCGAAAATGCGAACAAACGGCGCAAATTGTGATTATTTTGATTTACAACAACAAATAATTTTGAAAGGATGATTTTTTATGGGAATGCCTGAATTATTAATACAAATTAAGGCGGCGGCGACAACCGCAATATCACGTTCGGGACGTGGTGTGGTTGCGCTCGTATTAAAAGACGACACATCACAGACGGACACGTTTGTGTATGCAAAAATGACCTCGGTGGCAAAAAGTCACTGGACAACAGCAAACCTCGACTATATTCAAAAAACTTTTGACGGTTCGCCGGCAAGGGTAATTGTCGAGAGGATAAGCGCAACAAACGGCGACTTAACCGAGGCGTTGGCACGGCTTAAAACAAAGAAGTGGAATTATATTGCCGTTCCCGGTGCGACATCGAACGAAATAACCGAACTCGCAACGTGGATAAAGAACAACCGCGCATCGGGAAAAACGTTCAAGGCGGTTTTACCGAACACGGCGGCGGATAACGAGGGAATTGTGAACTTTGCCACGGATGATATTCTTGTCGGCAAAAAGACGTATTCAACCGAAGAATATTGTTGCCGTATTGCTGGGATACTTGCCGGCACAGACTTAGACAACAGCGCGACATATACCGTTTTGTCCGAGGTGTCGGGCATAACCGAGAGTACAGACCCCGACACGGATGTTGAGAACGGAAAGCTGATACTTATAAACGACGGCGAACATATCAAGCTCGGCCGCGCGGTAAACTCGCTTAAAACAATCGGCACAAACAAAACCGCCGATATGAAAAAGATTAAGATTATGGACGGTCTTGACCTTATGTGTGACGACATCCGCAAGAGTTTTGAAGAAAACTATATCGGCGAGGGCAACAGCTATGACAACAAACTATTGTTTGTCAATGCGGTAAACGTTTATCTGTCGGGGCTTGAACGTGACGGCGTATTGTATGATGAGTTCGACAATACCGCGTATATTGATATTGATTCACAGAGGGCGTATTTAGAGGGTATAGACCCGTCATATGCCGAGTACAGCGATGACGATATTAAAAAGGCAAACACCGGCAGCCGTGTATATGTCGGATGTAATGTAAAAATGCAAGACGCAATTGAGGACTTGCATTTCACGATTTATATTTAAGAAAGGATTGATTTATTATGGCAACAAAACCTACTGCACCGCGCGTAATGAGCGGTACTCACGGATATGTGTTTTGGGATAACGAGGCTGTGTTTGAGGTTTCATCAGCAGAGGCGATTCTCAAACCCGACAGAGAGGACGTGACCTTTGCCGGGGATATGTGGAAAGATAGCAAACTTATGGGAGTCGGCGGCGAGTTTTCGCTGAAAGTAAAGAAAGTATTTTCAAGAGCGAAAAAACTTGCTGAATCTTTTTCAAAGGGCAAGGACCCGCGTTCCGAGATGATATTAAAGCTTGATGACCCGGACGCATACGGCGCGGAGCGCGTTGCTTTGCATAACTGTTGGTTCAACGATTTAACATTTATGAGCTTTGAGAACGGAAAGACCGCCGAGGACGAATTTTCGGGAGGTTTCACATCGTTTGATTATCTCGACAGCGTGGCAGTGAGATAGGAATATAATGCGGAATGCGGAATGCGGAATGCGGAATTAAACGTATAACCGCGTAATTTGATGAACATCTCACGGGCGGTCGAGGTCGCAGATTACCGGTGGCAATCGTTTTGCGATTTGACCGAGCCGGCAGACGAGAGCCGTCCCTACAACCGAACGGAATATATACAAAAAAACAGGGCTCCCGAAAAATGAGGGTTATACCCGAAATTTTTTGGGAAGAGGAAACGCCGCGCCGCAGGCGATGAATTTTATCGTGATAAAATTCGAGCAAGCACAGCGTGCGTTGACGACAGAAAGGAAAATTTAAAATGTCAAAAGAATCTATTAAAAAACTAACGCTCAGCGACTTTATCGCACGCAAGGAACAAAGAGAACGCGACCTAAAATCGCCGCAGACAGACGATTTATACATAAAGTCGCTTGACGGATGTATTACCGTTGCCGAGCCGACCTCGGCACAACTGACGGACGCGCGCAAAATGGCAGAGGACAGCGAAGAATACGGTAACGCATATATCGTGTATCAATGTTGTGTTGAACCGAGTCTTAAATCGGCGGAGTTACAATGCGGCGAGCCGCGTGATACGGTGCTTGGTATATTCAAACCGGGCGAGGTACAGATGATTGCGGCTCACCTTATGAAAATGGCAGGATACGACGATGACAGCGTGACTGTCACGGACAAGCTAAAAAACTAATCACAGCGGACAGAGAAGCGTATATGCTCCACTATTATTTAGAGCGCGGTATAACGCCGGAGCATATACTCTCACTCTCTCCGCTCGAGAGAGAATTTTATATTGCGTCAATGTGCGTTACCGCGGACGAAATCAAAAACGCAACGAAACAATAATTTAATGCGTAATGCGGAATTAAACGAATATCCACATAATTTGATGAACATTATACGGAAAGGAGGCATTGCAACGTGGCTAAAAACAGGCAAATCAAAGCCACACTTGTATTGTCCGAGGGTAACTTTTTTACCAATGTCAAAAGAGCTTCCTCGGGGCTTAACAGTTTAAAGAAAAATTTCGATAAAAACTCATCGAGTATGAAAAAACACACCTCTGTTCTCGATTCAACGGGCAACAGTCTTACATCACTGGCGAAAAAAGTTGCCGGTGTTGCCGCCGCTTATGTGAGCATAAGCAGCGTAACCAATTTTATGAAAGAGTGTGTGAGTGCGGCAGATGTGCAAGCCGCAGCGGAAAAACGGCTTGAAACCACCATAATGAATGTAAAAGGCGCAACGCTCGAGGGCGTTACCGCCATCAAAAACTACGCCGCCGAGTTGCAAGGCGTGACAACGGTCGGCGATGAGGTTACCATTCAAGGCGCGTCACAGCTCGCGACATTTCAGCTACAGTCCGACACGATTAAAACGCTTTTACCGTCTTTGCAAGATTTGGCGGTTGCTCAATACGGAACAGCTGTCAGCGGCGACCAAATGCAACAAATGGCTAATCTTATGGGCAAGGTTATGTCCGGTAATGTAAGTTCTCTGTCGCGTTACGGCGTTGTAATGAACGATACACAGAAAAAAATACTTAAAACAGGCAGCGAATCGCAAAAAGCGGCCATGCTCGTTGAAGTATTGGGACAGAATTTCGGCGGCTTAGCACAGGCAATGGCGAATACCCCTGCAGGGCGTGTTCAACAACTCAAAAACGCGTGGGGCGATATGCAAGAAGTTATCGGCGCAAAGCTATATCCGATAATAACGAATGTGTTGACATATCTCACAGATAAAATCCCAAGTATACAGTCAGCAATCGGAGGCGTTGTGGATAGCATTATCCCGATACTGTCAACGGTTTGGGAAGGTATCAAGCAAGGTGCGAAAACCGCAGGCGATATGATTTCTTTGGTTAAAGATAACTGGTCGTGGCTTGCACCTGTGATAGGCGGCGTGGTCGGTGCAATTGTTGCGTACAAAACCGCCGTCAGCGTTGCAACGGGCGTACAATGGGCGATGAATGCCGCTATGTCGGCGAATCCGATAGGAATAATAATTGTTGGTATCGCCGCTTTAATCGGCGGCTTGATTGCGCTCTATAAAAACTGTGAGGGATTTCGCAATGCAGTCAACACCGCATTCAGCACAATATCAACTGCGGCAAAATATGTGTGGGAACAGATTAAAATTGTATGGAGTGCCGTCAGCCCGTTTTTTACAAAAATATGGGAGGGCATCAAAGTCGCTGTATCTGTTCTTAAAGTATATCTTATCGGTATGTTTAAAACCGCGTGGGAAACAATCAAATTTTGCTGGGGCAATGTGATAAACTTCTTTAAAACCATCTGGGAAACCATTAAGGGTATTTTCTCGGTTGTCAAAAGCGTTCTTTCGGGTGACTGGCAGGGTGCTTGGAACGCAATAAAAGGTATCGTCGGCACGTGGGGAGGATTTTTCTCAGGTGTTTGGGAAGGTATAAAGAATGTATTCGGTTCGGTGGGCGATTGGTTCGGCAGTGTGTTCACTTCTGCTTGGGAAATGGTTAAAAATGCATTTTCAAATGTTGTCGGTTTCTTTCAAGGCATTTGGGATACTATCAAAAATATGTTCACAAGCATAGGGACAACCATTGCCGACGGTATTTCGGGCGCGTTTAAATCGGTCATCAATGCCGTTATAAAGTTTGCGGGCGGTTTGATTAACAACTTTATTCGCGGTATAAACTGGGCAATAGACAAAATCAACACCATACCGGGTGTGAATATAAGCAAACTGACGGAAATTAGCTTACCTATGCTTGCCAAAGGCGGAATCATACGCCGCGGCGGTGACGTAATTGTCGGTGAGCGCGGACCCGAGATGTTATCTTTGCCGAGGGGCGCACAAGTAACACCTCTGCCGGCAGGCGCAACAAGTGGCGGCAATACATACACAAACACATTCTATGTAACCGTAAACGCGGACGATGGTTCCGCGGCGGCAAGGTTTGTAAGACAAGTAAAAGAAATATTGGATAATATGTAGAGGGAGGCGTTGTGACGTGATATGCATTTTTCTGTCGGTCAACAACCGCGATGAGGTTTTGGAAATTCCGATTGTTCCGCCCGAATTTTCGGTCACAAAACCGCAGGGCGATGATACGTTCGAAACGGTCACAGGTGCGGAATTATCGTTTATTGACGTACCGGGGCTTAAATCCATAGCGTGGGAGAGCTTTTTTCCGTCCAAAGATTATCCGTTTATAAACGGAGAGCGGCTTGACGATGTATGGCAATACGGATACAAGATTGATACGTGGGTCAAACGTAAACTTCCCGTTCGGCTCATCATATCGGGAACACCGATTAATATGGCGTGCAAGATAAGTCAATTTGATTATAAAATAAACTCAACGGGCGACATCGATTACAGCATTGCGTTTAAAGAGATGCCGCTCATCAATACGGAAAGCGAGGAACTGACAATGGCACAGTATGAGGAATTACTCGGCAGAATCAACGACCTGCAAGCGGCGGTACAGTCGCTTTCGGGTGACAGGGTGATAAACACCCCTGAGGACGGCGCACCGTTTTATAATCAAGCGTTGTCCGACCTGCAAAACGCAGGATACATAAACGGCACGGGCGAGAGCCTTGACCTCACCGAAGATATGGCGAGGGTCATTACTATTATGTACAGAATTTTGAAATCCAAAGAGATATTATAAGGCGGTGAAATAATGGCAGCGGCAAATGATTTTGTAAATACTGCCTCGGGGGAAGTCGGTAACGGTCCCTCAAAGTATAACACCGGGGGTGCGCCGTGGTGTGCGATATTCGTCAATTGGTGCTTAAAACAATCCGGTGACGGGCGTCAGCGTGACGCAAGGGCGTGCAGCTTTGCCGATATGGGAAGCTTGCACACCGTCGGTGACGGTTATACGCCCAAGCCGGGAGATTTAATTATTGTCAATCTCAAATCCGACCACTCTTACGCCGACCACGTTGCAATAGTCAAAGCGTATAACTCAGACACGGGCAAGCTTGTGACAATCAACGGCAACGGCGGCGGTAACGTTGTTACCGAATCGAATCGGTCATATGACAACAGTGTTACCGTTGTTGAAATGGAGTGGGATTCGGGAACATCGTCCGCACCTCTTCCGAAAATATTTCTAAACCCCGGTCACGGAAAATATCCGAACGGAACATATGACAGCGGTGCGGTCGGCAACGGGTACAAAGAGGCGGAACTCACCCGAGAGGTCGTGCGTATGGTTGCCGATAACCTTTCGGGGTATGCCGACGTCTCCGTTTTTGACTATGAAAAAGACTTATACAAATATTTATCCTCAACAACATTTGAGTGGAGCGATTATGCTTATTTCTTATCCGTACACTTTGATGCGGGCGGCGGCAGCGGCACAACCGCATACAAGGCACGCAACCGCAACGCAAGCGCGGTTGAGACGGCTCTTGCCGAAAAAGTTTCGGCGGCAGGCGGATTCGAAAACAACGGCGTAAAAGACCACCCGAATAATTTGGCAGTTTTGAGCGCATCGGACAAGGCACAGAACGGCGGTACGACCTCGACATTGCTTGAAGTATGTTTCGTTGATAATGCGGCGGATATGCAAAAATACGCCGACAAAAAAGGGGATATAGCCAAAGCAATCTCGGACGCGCTGATTTCGGGGCTTAGTCTCACATATAACGGCAGCGGCGGCGGTTGGGTTGCCGATTGGCAAGAGCGAGAACTTCCGAACAACGCTCGTGCGCTCAAATCAAAGACGTATGAGAGGTATTGGAAGATTACCGCCAAAGGTACAAAGAATTATGAGGTGTCATGCGGCGAAAATGCGTCCACTCACGAAACAAAGCTTCGTGTATGGAAAGATAACTTTTTGATTATCGCACTCGGCAGCTATTACGGCGAATGCGGAACGTTTGTCAAGATACAATTTGATAACGGCGTCGAGCTTATTTGTATAAAGGGTGACGAAAAGGACGACAGAGAAACGAACACCGATGACCCGCCGCACTCTTATCACGTTGACGGTCCCGGCTATGTTGAGAACAAAGCGGTGTCATGCAACCTTTTGGAGGTTCAGGCAGATGTACAGGGAAGTGATTGGCAAGGCGACTTTCAAAAGGCTTTGGACACATACACCGGCGCGGCAACGTTTGACGCATCAATAACGGCGATATGGACATCATCGACCGAACCCGTATGGCAAGGCGGCGGCTCGACCGAAAAGCAACCCGAATTTGAGGACACAAATGAAAAGATTCCGCTGCACAACTCAATATTCAATATGCCTGATATGGCTTTTTCGAACAATTCCGATATTTCGATGTATGTCGGCTTGCGCAACATCACGGAATCGGTCGGTACGCTTTCGTGGACAAATACAAAAGCCGAGCTTGCGACAACGGTAACGTTTTCGGCGGCAAAGACCGATAACGAATACGAATATATGTATCTGCCGCAAAAAGGCGAGATTATGCGGCTTTTCCTTTGCGGAAACGAAGTGTACCGCGGTGTTATCATATCCGATGATACGGGCAACCGCCACAGCAATTCCTACACGGCGGCCGACCCCGGGTATTATCTCAACAAAACAACCGATACATACCAATTTAAGGATATTCCGTCTGTTGAGGCTCTCAAAAAGATTTGCGATGATTTGTCGATTCCGATTGCGTACATTGACGATGCCGCAATGGAAGGCGCCTATATTTCCGAACTGTACATAGATAAAAATATTTCGGAAGTTATTTGGGACATTATCGACCGCATAAAAGGCGATTGGACTTTTGACTTTGTTCCGTCCGGAATCCGAATTTACAAAATCGGGACTTATGTCACCGACCCGAAATTCAGAATGTCACCCAACACCAAACTCAAAAGCAGTATCGAATACCGCGGCACAGAATCCGTTACCTCATCGATTGAGGACAGAAAAACGGCGGTTAAGATTATATCCGACACGAACGTTCTTGCAACGGCGAGAAATGACGACAGTTATAACCGTTTCGGATTTTTGCAAGAGGTGATAAAACTCGACGATGAAAACGCCGACCCTTTGGCGTATGCCGAGGAACAGCTCAACATATTAAACCGTGAAACATCAACGCGTAATTTTCCTATGCAGGTCGAACTCGGCGATTATACACGCGCGGGGGATTGCCTTTGTATAGACAATGTTTGGTATCAGATAACCTCGGCACAGCACGAAATCAAAAGCGGCCGCCACACTGTGACGGTTGAATTAGAGAGGATTGATTAAATGAACGCACCTTTGGAAATGGCAAAACTGCTTAAAGAACGCGAAAATTCGGGCGCTTACACGCCGATGAGCGGCATTGTGGAACAGCTTCCCGATGTAATGATTCGTATTGCGCCCAAGATTGTTTTGGATTCGAGTTATATGTCAAGCATTATTGACATAAAGAAACAGGACAGTCACGGCAACTATATTTATCTGAACAGCCGCGTTTGGCTGCTCCCTCTCTCGGGTATGCCGAAAAAATATTTGCTGATAGGAGTTGAAACAGCATTATGAAATACGATATATCATTTGATTTTGAAAAAGGCGAGGTTGACACAACGCGCGGCGGTAACCTCTCACTTATAAGCGGCAAGACGGCACTAATCGGACGCATACAAAAGGTTTTGCGCACGGCAAAAAACCGCTTTGATGTGTATTTTGACAGCGGTTTCGGCAACGACACAGAACGATGTCTAATCGGCAAGAGTTATCCGCAGGCGTATGTTACCGCCGAGGTTGAGAGGATTGTAAAAGAGTGCGTGGGCGGTCTTGACGGCGTGAACGACATCGGTTCGTTCTCGGTCAGACGTGACGGCGCAAGGCTTGAAATAGAATTTACGGCAGACACAATATACGGAAGTGAACGGATTTCCGTATCGGATTAAAAGGGGTGAAACAAATGGCAATTGATATGACGGCATCGGGTGTTCTCGGACGATTGAGAAACGAGATACCCCAACAATACAACACGGATGTCGGAAGTGTGATGTATGACATACTCGCCGCCGCGGCAATCGAATTCGAGGCGGCATATGATACGGTCAGCGCACAGACAGGCAAAAACTTAATCGCGGCGGCAAGCGGAAGTGACCTCGATAATTTGCTTTCGCAAATGGGTTACAGCCGCAAGGCGGCAACATACGCCGAGGGGTATGTGACAATAACGGGTACGGACGGTGCAGAGGTCGCCATCGGTATGTATGTCGCAAGCGGGAAGACTTTATACGAGGTTACGGAAAGCGGCACGATTTCAAATGGAAGCGCGACCGTTCCGATTCGGGCAAAGATGCCCGGTAAGAGCGGAAATGCACCGGCGGACGCAGTTAATTACTTTCCCGTTATGCCCGAGAATCTTCTCACCGTTTCCAACAGTGCGGCGATTACGGGCGGCACGGACAGCGAAACGGATGGCGAATTCAGAGAGAGGTATTATTACTTTCTCGACCACCCCGTCACATCGGGGAATATATACGAATACGAACAATGGGCGCGCGAGATTGACGGCGTGGGTCTCGCTAAATGCTACGGCACATGGAACGGTCCGGGGACGGTCAAGGTTGTTATCGCAACCGCTGATATGGAACCGGCAAGCGATGATTTGGTTGACGCGGTTGCGGCGCACATTGAGGAACAGCGGCTTATCGGTCCGACCGTTACGGTGGTATCGGCAACAAGCGTTGAAATCAACGTTACGGCAACTATCTTCACAGATGGCGCATACAGCGTTGACGCGGCAAAGGCGGCGTTTATGACCGAGCTGACGGCTTATCTTAAAACGATAGGATTCAGCGGCGGTGTTGTTCCTTATACAAGAATCGGCGCAATAATTCAATCCCTGCCGGGGGTTAATTATTACACGGGTTATACACTGAACGGCGGCACGGCAAATGTCGAAATTAACGACGGCGAACTTGCTGTTGTCGGAACGGTGACAATAACAGGGGGTGTGCAATCTTGACAGATTTAGCAAAGCACCAACCCCTCTACTATAAAAAATCGAAAATTATGCAGGCGATAGACGGCGCGCTTGATACAGAGTTTGACAGGCTCAAAGCGGCCGCCGCCGATATATCGCTTGAATCAAATATACAGACGACAAACGATTGGATTTCCGTTTGGGAAAGTTCGGTCGGCTTGTCGCACAACACGGAGCTGACCCTCGAACAGCGGCGCAGTCGTGTTCTTGCACGGTATCGTCAAGTCGGCTCGACCACAAAGGCGAGGGTTGCGGCGATAGTCGAATCTTATTCGCGCGGCAATGTTGAGATAGTCGAGAATTCCGCCGAATACACGATAACGATTAAATTTATTGATACAGTCGGCAAACCCGACAATATGGACGGCGTTATCGAACAGCTGAAACGGATAATACCGGCACATATCGCGGTGAATTTTGAATATAAATATCGGACGTGGCGCGAGGTTTTGGCAAGCGGCAAGACGTGGCGCGAATTAAAAGACGCAGGATATACGTGGAACGATATATTGAACAAGGAGGATTTATAACAGATGTCTGACAAAACAACAAATTACAATTTTGACACGCCGGGACTTGACGGCGCGGCGAACATCGAGGTACAAGACGCAAACTGGGAAAAGGCGGACACCGCCATTGCGGCAAAGGTTGATAAAAAAGGGGCTGTGGCATTAATTAACGAATATTTGACCTACGGTTTACCCGATGACGTAACTTGGAATTATTCTTTGTATTTATCATATGTTCTCGCTGTTCTCAACGGAAAGACTTCTCCACAATCAACATTTGCTATACCTATCGGAAATGGTGATTTAGAACTCGGATTTGCTGTTAAAAAAGGTCATTTGATATTAAAAGAGGGTTCCGTATGTGTTGATAACGGTGATGTGGCTGTGTATACAAACGGAACAGTTCACAAACTGTCGAACAAGATTGATAAAATCAATGGCAAGAGCTTATCAACCAATGATTATACCGATGCCGAAAAAGCAGAAGTCGCAAAGATTAAAGATAAAGTCGATAAAGTCAGCGGCAAGGGTTTATCAACCAATGATTTCACAAATACGTACAAGACAAAGCTTGATAACCTCGATACGAACCTTAATGCAAAAGTTATAAACGGGTCAAGTCTGTCATCACTTACGCTTACGGTATCGTCAACAATCCCGACAACGCTTGCGGCAGGTACGATTTGTTTTATCCCGGAGGCTTAGCGTATGAGTATTAAAATAGGACAAAAAGATTTGGAACAAGTCTATATGGGCAACGCGGACGGCGTGCGCAAAGAAGTCAAGTCAATATACGGAAATGTGGACGGAACCGTCAAACTCTTATGGAAGAAATACCCCACGGCGGCATACGAAATAACATCGTTGCGAAAAACAGCGTGGTATTCGCCCAATTATTGTATTGACGGTGACGATAATACTTTGGCTGTATTTTTTACATATACCGACAGTGAAAAGGACGGAATAAAATTTATTCGCGTTTCGCCGAAAAAGGTTAAACTTTCGGATATTGAGTTTAAAATATCAGACATACTCGAAAGCAAGACGGGTGATTATCCCGTTACATCGGTAACAAACGCAAACGGGCTTACGCTCTTGATTGTTGATACTCGTCATAATTATGAAGATTCACAAGGTGTCATAACAGCGTATTACGGCGAGAGATTGATAAGTTTTGACGGGAAAACAGGCGTTACCACCGACAGGGGCGAAATATCGGGCAAGGGTACGATTGGCTTGCGTGCAAAGTGCTGTGCTTGGCAGAACTCGAACGGCAGTGTAACATTTTACGGCGGCGGACACCACAGCGGACACGGTTGGAATATGAAAAACACTATGGTTACCATATCGGAAAGCTTGGTTGCAACATTTACCAATTTGAGCAGTCTCGCCGTGGTGGATGATAAACGCGAAAAGGCACAGGCTATAGTCCGAAACGATACGGCATATATTATCGGCGGTTCGGAAAGTGTCAATAATCTCGGCGAACACAATTCCGACTATGCTATGAAAGTTGCAGGCGGTGTTGTCACGCAAGGACCGGTATTAAACTCAACGGAAAGGTATCAGAGACCGACATTTTCCGTTCTTGATAAAACGGGTGTTATTTGGGCTTGCGGCGGAGTATCCGGCAGTAATTATAACAATGAGGCAACAGCCACAAGAACGGTTTGTAAAATTGCCGAAAACGATGTTGTTACACTGGTTGAAAACGGCTGTCCCGACAGTATGATTGGCGGCGAAATCGACGGCAACGGCAATATTCAAATGGGAACAGAAGCGGCTATATACCAATACCGATACAATTCATCGACAGGTACATATACAACCTTGATAAACACCGATACAACAGCTTTAGGATATAAAAATTACAAATGTTTCTCCGATGCAAGCGGCGAAATACTTTGCCTTGCCACAAGCCAGCAAATCGGGTCGAGGTGGTATTCCGACTACGGTCCGTATTTTGTTGTATGGCCTAAACTTAAAAATAAATAAAATTTTTCATAAAAGGAGCTTTTTAAAAATGACTTACAAACTTTGGAATAAACAAACAAACTTAATACTTCCGGACGGAAATATCTACAAACCGGAAGCGATAATGAGTATGAACGGATTCGGGTTCACTCGATTTGCCGATACGGTGCTTGGATATCAAGGCCAGATTGTTTACGAAATTCAAAATCTTGACATTTTAAAATCAATGCACAATATAACCGAAAGCGACCCCAAAAAGGCACTTACCGCAATTGAAAAAGCAAAGTCGGACGCGGCACAAACGGCAGCAGCAGCCGAAAACGAGCCAACCGCCGAAGAACGCATTGCGGCGGCTTTGGAATATCAAAATTTGCTTAGTATGTAGGGGGTGAGAATATGAGCTTTGAGATAATAAAAAGAAATTTTGACAGGGGTTTGTGGTCGGCAAAAATGGTTGCTCTTGCCGTGCGCAAGGGCGTAATCACCGCCGAACAATACAAGACAATCACAGGTGAGGACTATGAGAATTGATTTACCTATTGAATTGAATATTACATCGAACGGCGCAAACCGACCGTTTTTTACCGTCAGACAAGGCGACAGCGTTTATCGCCTTGCGGTGAGTCTTTATGACAGTACATCATACATATGCATATCCAAAAACGCAACCGTTATTTTCAATTGTGCCAAACCCGACAAAACATATATCGAAATGCTCGGCACAGTCACAGAGGACGGCAGAGCGATGTTTGATATAAATTCAAATACGCTTGCGGCTGTCGGCATTTGTAATTGCGAAATACAAATTATAGATAACGGTCAACTGACAACGCAAATATTTGACATTCGCGTCACCCCGACCGTAATATCTGACGATGTGATAAAATCCACGTCCGAATACGGAGTTTTAAAACAGATTATAGACGCTCTCAAAGGTGCAAACAACACATCGGATATTCCGAATGCGC